AGAGTTTGTGTATCATCCATATTTTCTGCAATACCTACCCCAAAGAATGAGTACGGGTTTAATTCATAGGGTACAGCTTGATATGGAATACGAGCAGGTTTAAATGGATTAAGAACCATACGAAGCAATTTGTTATTACAAATCCATACGTTTGCTTGCAGTTCATCAAATGCTTCTAACTCTTCTGGAATATCTACGCCTTGCTCTTCAAGTATTTCGGTATCTACCATACCCCAATACTCTAGTACTTCAAAACGTTCAATACCGTGTTCTGGTGCATAATCAGAAAGATCATCTTCCCAATATTGCTTATCATAGTTTTCACCTAATGCAATTGCTTCATCAATAACTGCACTACGAAAGTATGGACGTTTCTTTAGTGCTCTCATTTGTGTGCGAGAAAGTTTGTGACGTTCAATTATATATTGGGCTTCATCCATATTATTTGCATCTGGATCAGGATAAAAATTCCATACAGATACATGGGATACTTGTGGTACTGTTTTAAATACTGGATCGTAGTTACCTTCTTCATCCCAATTAGGATATTCTTTATCTACAGCAAATGGACCTTTCATAACGCCAGTACCAAATAAAGCCATTTCAAATGCTGTACTACGTAAGTGTTTAGATGCGGAAGATTCTTCTAACTGATCTTGTATTTTCTTTTGCATCTTTTTAGCTGCAATCATTGCAGGACTAAATGTAATTGCTGTAGGAGTCTTGCCTACACCTTCTTGTACACCATCAATACCTTCAAATTTATTTTTTAATGGACCTAATAGTTTTTTAAGAGTATTACGTGTAGCACCTGCAGGAATTTCTCTACCATCACCTTTGTATCCATATAGGTCTACTTCTTGATTAGCACCATCTTGACGCATTTCTGCTGGCATAGCAGGATCAAAATGCACATCAGAAGCTACTCCGTCTGGTAATTCAGTAGGTTCTATAGAAAGAGGAAAACGATTGTTAGCAAAAAGAACATCAACAATCTGTCCATAGGCAGCAAGAGTTTTTGTTTTAGTGACTTTAATAAATACACGAGATTTTTCTGCATCTGTAAACTGCACATCAGGACCATATATACCACGGTAGTTACGATAAGAACTTAACCAACGTTCTTCATCTTGCCTTCTATAATCTTCAGACCTGTGAAAACGTTCCATAATATGAGGAATAATTTTAGATGTGTTAGCATCAAACTCAATAGAGTTTTCCGTATCCTCTAAGGCTATGGAATCATCTTCAATAAAAATTTCATTATCTTCTGCCATTTACGTTTCCTTAATAGCCAAATGTAGAATCTGCTACTCTCATACCCATTGAACGTGTACTGCTAGGATCGTAGTCAAATATACTAAATCTTGGTCTTGACATTATACCATACCGTAATGCATCGTACAAGTGATCTTCAGAGTGTGTATCAATATCTTCAGGGTTTTTCTTATCTAGTGGAATAGCAGGTAATTGTGCTACTGTGTTTGTACAAGTATTAAAGAATACTAATCTGGGGTTTTTTGTAAATTCATCTACTTGTAATCTACGATGTATTTCATTCTTACCTGCTACACGTGAACCTTTAGAACGGTCTGATGGCCTCCACCTACAACCACGACTAACCATTTGCTCTGCTAGGCTAGGTCCAGTGTCTCCACGTTTGTGCCACAATGAACTATCTAGTACACCATACTTAATGCTACCGTCTTCTGCTTCTAAGTCTAAGACCATATCTGCAAGGTCTGTAGCTAAAACTTTACTGACGTATAGTTCTCTATATACAATAAGTTGCTCGTCAGGCGCAACGGCAAACCAAAGCACAGCACTATAAGAACCATAACCATAATCACATGCCCTAAACTTTACCCAATTGTTTGGTATCCTAAACGGCTCAATTACATGAACGTTACGGTCAAACTCTGTAAAGGCTGCGCCTTCTTTAATATCCCAATCACCATCTAATAGTTGTCTACGTTGCTGTTCTGGTAGTGACAATAGCATTGCTTCGTAGTCACCTTGGGTAGATAGGTACGGGTTGTCTTTTAATCGTGCAGGTATAAACCTACGTTTAAATAATGGTTTTCCTGCCTTCTCATGTCCTGCAGGATATTTAAGTTCTTCACCTGATTCAATATCAGTAGCATTAAATGCTTTACCTGCAGGTGCTGGGTCAATAAACATTTTTTTAACCCAATGATGCCCCCTGCCCCCTGGATTGGTAGTTGCTCTCATAAATATAGGAAGGTCAGGTGCAGTGGACCGTAGACGTGATCTCATGTAGTTCCATGCGAAAGGGCTGGCCCACTGAGTTAGTTCGTCAAAGCCTATCCAGCTAAATGCTAGACCTTGGTAACGCAGAACGTCATCTTCCTTGTCTAGGTAGGACATCCACAACCTCGCACCAGAGGGCGCAGTCCACTGCATTTTTCTTTCTGACCATTTAATCCCAGGCCAAATCTTAGGGTACATTTCTTGTGACTTAAATATAAGTTCCCTAAGTTCTTCTGTTGTGTGGCGAAGTAGCAGTCCTGAAAAACTAGGATGACCCATGTAACGTAAGGGGTCTGCTAACATCGCATAACTTTTTCCACCGCCAGCACTGCCGCCATATAGAACTTCACGTTCACCTGCAGCAAGAAACTCTGTCTGTGGTCCTGCATTAGGTTTAAAGATTACGTTGTGTTGTTCCTCAATAGGAATCTCTTCAACTATCTTTGCAGGTTCAGGCTTGGGTTTGGTAGTACGTGTCCTCTTCGTCGGCTTTGGCTCCAAGTCTTTTGCGGTCAATTTCTTGCGCCTTGGCGATTGCCTTTTCTGCATATTTTGCCCATCGGCGTAGGCTTGCAGCTTTGTTCTTTCGTTGTCTTTCATTATCCAACCGTTTCCGTAATCCTACATGAGATATGTCTCTACCCGTATTTCGTGTAAGCCAATTAGCTACTTCACGATAAGAGTATTGTTTTAAGTACTGTTTAGCTTTCTCAAGCATATCAAGTTCATGCTCAACAGGCAATAGTACATCAGGATCATCTGGGTCTATTTCGTATCCAAATGGAATGGTCCTAGATATTCGGGGAATAGGTATCCATTCATTGTCTTCTTTTATATCTGTCGGTTGGGGTAACTTCCACTTTTGTAGAGGTTTAGTCATCATCATCCATTTGTTTTGGTGGCATTAACATTACACCACCTTTAGTTTCTACTTGCATTTTCTCTGTTTTTACCAAACCTGTGCGGTCAAGCAATTCTTTTGCTGCAGCCATTTTATCACGAATACCTAGTTCAGTAGGATCATACAAAGCACCTACCATAGCCATTGCAGCTTTAGGTGCATTACGTGCCATGTAAGAAGACGTAGCATCTAATATTTCATCTTTAAGTGAACTTATAATTTCTGTAGATGATGTAGCATCAGAATATCCTGCAAGTTTTTTTGCAGCAACAATATCACCACCTGCTTCATCAAATAGAACTGCTAGTAGTTTTTGTTGTTTTTCTGTTAATGCACGTGTCATTTTAAATCTTTCTTCTAAATAATGCAAGCACAAAGTTTGCCATTGCTCTACCTATTTCTGTTGGTGTAGGTAATAACCATCCTAAAATAAGTAGCAACATTACCCAAGGTGGTATGTTCTGATTGCTGATTAATAGTTTTTCTACTGGACCTGCTTCAATCTCTTTAGTTTCTGTAATAATATCACGTCCTGCATTATTACTTTCTTCTTCTTCATAAGTAACAACAGCTTGTTTATTTTCTTTCCCAATCTGGGCGTTGCTGTTTACAGTCGGTCCTCCACCACCACCTAAGAGTCCCAAGCTGCTCAAACCACATCCTGATAAAAGTAAACATACTACTAACCATTTCATTACTCTGCTCTTCTACGTTCCATCATTTCTCTGATGGCTTTTATATTTTCATCCATTCTACCAAGTGTTACGGCTTGACTTTGAACAATTGATTCTATTGAGTCTAGTCTTGTTTCATTACGTAAAATGTCTTTTGCATTTTGTTTAATGGCACTATCAAGAGTAGACACATACCATACAAGGGCTGCTGTTTGCATGATAATAGCTACTATAAATGTTACAGGTACAGATTTAGATAAGTGCCAAGAGTCTTGCATTTTTTGTTCCTTACATCATTTCAAAGTGTGGTGCATCAATAAATGGTCTACGACCCTGTGATCTACGTAAATCAATGTATTCATTCATTGCGTCTTCCATAGTACCTACATAGCTAGTAATGTCACCTACTGACCATGCTGCTCCCCACTTTAGTGGAATGCCAACTTCATTAGCTGCTTCTGCCACAGCATCTGCAATGTCATCATAAACATTTAATTCCCAACTTACATTTGAACCAAAATATGCTACAAGGTCTACAGCATGTGAATAGCCATCATCTTGAATAAGATGTTTAGATTTCATAGTTTGTGATCGTCCAGTGTTGTACAGTTCTTCTTGCTCTGCAAGTGTACGTACACCATACGTCACACCAAAGTCTACGTCCGTTAGTTCAATGGCACGTTTAACAACTGCTACCAAATTAGGATGTACACCTTCTAATTTACCTAATGAACGACTGCTTAATTGAAACATGACTATCCTTTATTTTTTCATTGCCATCTTATTGCCCATAGGCTTACCTGCCATATAAGCTGTAGCACCCATGTAAGCAGCTACAATACCTGTCTGTGCAATATAAAACAGCCCTAGCAAATCTGCTAGAGCACTTACACGTGTGTCTGACATAATAGGTGTAAATAAAAATACTGTAAAACCAATCATCATAGACATAGCTACCCATGCCATTTTTTTCTGTGACTCAGCTTTTTCTTCACGTAGCTCAATCTCAAGCATACGTTCTTTCATTGCTACTTCAGCTTCAGTGATCTTACCGTCACCATCTACATCAAAGTCTACTACCATTATATTTCCTATGCTACTACAAAGTCTACGTTTTCACCCTGTCTTTGTTGGGGGTAGACTTTGTTTTGATTATGTGGGTGATATGTATACGCATCAGTATACTTATACTTATCTACTTTTTTATTAACTGCCTTAGATGTTTCTTCTATTTTTCTGGTAGCTTCATACTGTTCTGGAACTTTATCAAAAGGCATTTGTGGTAAAGGCATATGATCTAATAGTCCTAAACTTACAGTCATTTATTACGATCTCCTAAAACGTGCAGCCGTTTTAGCTGCCCCTTTAGGTTGTTTAGAAAACTGCTTACCTGCCGCCTTATCTTTTCTTTTCTTAGCCGTACTCGCCGCATACTGTGAACTAGACATTGCTTTAATTGCAGCTTCAGGGAGATAACGTTCTCCTGTAGCTTTTGAACCTTGAGTAGAAGGTTTACCACTTTTAGTTCTCCACTTCTGTTTTGTCCATCTATCTAAACTTTGTTGTGATTTAGCTTTAGCCATTATATCTTACCTTGTTGTAAGGTTATTAAATATATTATACCTACCATAATAGCTACACCAGTTACTACAGCAAGTATACCTACTGCCCAATTAATAATAGCTTCTTTTATTTCTTCTTTACGGTATTCGTCTTCTTTTTTACGTTTACGTACTTCTGCTTCAATTGATAACAGTTCTTCCCATGCAGATGGACCCATGCTTACAGAAATCCAATCTTTAAGTTCTTGTCGCATAGCAGCAGCTTTACGTTTAGCTGCAAAGATTTGAATTGCTTCTTGTTCTACTGACCCGTTAAGAGCTTTCCACCAAGGTGCATTATTGTTTTTTGTTTCAGCCCGTCCAAGGTCAGACATTGCACCTGCCCATTGTGACAGTTGACCTGACATGTCCTGCAGATCACGACCTACCTGTATGCCCTGTTTAATGGCATTAAAGGCGGCAGTCGCACCTGCCATAATTGTAATGGGGTCCATGTTGGCCTCTTAACTTTTATAGCCACCGCCTTTGGCCTTATATTGTTTAGCAAGCATTTGGGCTTTACGGGCAGACCATTGACCTGCACCGCCGCCCTTTGTACCTGCTTTAATCTTATTAAACAGATTCTTACGCATAGTAGGTTTGGTGTAATTACCTGCTTTGTTCACCGTAGATTTTTTGGTAGATGTCGCCACGTGTTATTCCCATATCTTTGAGAGCTTTATCTGACATATTATTTAACTGCCAATAAGCTGCTCTCTTTTCCTGTGCAGTTATAATATAATCCCATATTCTTCCTAACATTATATCTATCTCCTATGTTATTGTAGTATTTTTTACTACCAGAGATAGTTATAACATATATAGTTATATCATACTATAGTTAATAATGCAACCCCGTTATGCATTATCTGTTAGGGTTAAAGTATAGTCTTCCAGACATTGTAACATCAAATGTGCCACCGTCTTTTGAACATACAAGTTTATCACCTGCATGAAAATGCATACGTGCAGCATCTAAAACATTTAGTGCAGTATTACCTGCAATAGATTTTGCCTCTATAAAATTATGATATGTTGTATCGTCTGCATGATAAAACTCTATAGTAATTTTTTGGCTTGATGTACCACCATTTGTAACCATAATCATATCAATAGTTGCATCGTGATTATTAGGACATGTAAATAAAACATTACCACTTGCACCACCTGATGTTGAAGCAACTGTAACTGATTTTGTAGTAGTGGTATATCTAAGGCTTGTTACCATTTACTTTTTTCTCTTTAACACTTTTTTAACTGTTTTAACTACCCATGCTTCATTTACTTCAGTGTCAGGATCATCTGCAATAAAGTGACCATTCTTATCACGAGCACGTTCCATTACAAGTTCTGTTTCTTCTTTAGGCAAAGGTTTACTTTTTTTATTTAAAATGTTTTGTATTTCTAAAACATCAGTTACATAGTTACCATCTGCATCTTTACTAACAACAATGTTTTTGTCCATGTCTTCTACATGTTGCCCATGATTAACTACAAAATAACCAAGAGCACTAATCTGTGATATTTGTTCTGGTGTCATTTTTTCTTTGCAACCCCACCACGTTTCATTTTTTTAACTGCACCACCCTTTTTCATGTAGCCCATTTTATTACGGACTGCCTTTGGTAGTTTAGCTAAACCTTTATTTCCTTTAGGTACTGCTTTCACTGATCCACCCTTTCCATATTGATTGTAGCCTTGAGCATGTGCAGCTTGCCCTTGCTTAACCGCATCAATGCGGCGTTTATATACCTTACCAGTTTTACCCCACCTATAGCCACCGTCTACTTTTTCTACTGGCATTAAATTGATGTTCCCTTTTTTATGGCGAAGCAGTAAGGTATTGCATAAACTCCTTTATCTAAAAAGTCTTTTTGTACCCTTTCTACTTCAGCCATACATTCTGTTTCATTATAATATATTCTTTGTGTATTTGCAATGATATTACAAGAAAGTGCTGATGGGTTGGCGCACACCAGCATCATAGCAAGCCACATTTTATTTCTTTTTCTTTGCCATGCCGCCACGCATCATTTTCTTTTTAGGCATCATACCACCACCACGCATCATGGTTTTCTTTTTCATCATACCACCACCACGCATAGGTGTTTTCTTTTTCATTGCACGAGGTTTCATTGCCATTGATCTAATCTCCTTTGTCTACGATCTAGGACGAGAGTTTCATACTCTTCTTTTGGGTATACACTGTAGTATCCCATTTTTTCTAACTGTAGACTTGCATCGTCTACTTTACTTAGAGATTGAATAAACATCATGGCATATTCATCCTCTACATTAGACTCCCAATCATTATCATATAAAAAGTCTAGGTCTGCATCT